AATATACAACCCTGGAATCATCTTGTGTTTCAACTCTTATCTGTGTAGCCATCTATGTTGTTCTAAATTTAGGATTTGCAAAGCTGAATTTCAATTCATATTGGTATAACCCTCTATTCTTTTCACGCTTCAACTTCATTGTGCTTGTTTCAAGTATCAATGCTTTTGCATTGTCACCATCTAACAAATGAATCTGTGGTGACATCATCAAGTCTTTTATCTGTTCAATCTTATCTTCTGGAAGATAGTCTGTGAACATTTTTGTTGTGATTGTTGGTGCAACAGATGTGGTCATCATTCCTTGCTTTGCTACATCTAAAGGATAAGCAGTGTTGATTTGTGCTGCTGCATAAGTTGAAAGTCCAGTTGCTTGATTTATTATAGGTTTAGTAATGTATTCCTTTTTAACTTTCAGTTCATCTTTTCTTTCTTTGTTTAGTGTGATGTAATCCCATGCACCAAATCTGTTCATGTATGCAAGTCTTGACTGGTCATATTGTGAACAATAGGTAACTACATTGAATCTGTAATAGTTAGAAACCCTATTCCAAGTGAAATCTCTGGGATAAACAATATATTTTCCAATAGTAACTCCATCAATTTTCCCATCAGCAAAAGTAGTTCCAGAAAAGGTATAGTCTGCACTTGTGAAATCTAACTTTTCCATGTTCTCAATTCCAATTGCACAATAAAGATAAAATGTTTCATCTGTTCCAGTTCCAGCCACATCTTTGCTTCCACCAGTCGCAGTCAAATTTGCCATCTCCAAGTCTGCAATCAAGACATTGTTTGCAGTATAAAACTTTACCACCACTCCCCCAACTTCAACACCAGTATTAATTGCACATCTATTTAAAAATGCAATTGTATGGTATTCATCTTTTCCAATATCAATATTGTAATATCCATTCTCATATCCTCTGTTACAATTTAATAGGTTTTTTGTTGTGCCATCTAATTTGTAAGGTTCAAAGTCTACAATGACACCTTCATCTTCTTGACCTCTACCCCAAAACATGAATATTGTTTTTGTAATAGCACCAATTCCTAATGGATCTTTTACTGGAATACCATCAGCAGTTGTTGAATACATTTCATAGAACTTCAAAGTCATCACATTTGCAACACCTTTGAATGCTTCATAACCAGTTGAATTTTCAAGAAGTCCACCAGAAAAAGCAAGACAATCTCCATCCGAGAAATTTGGCAATGTGTGAATGTTTCCCTTCTGTGATGCAGTTGTTGTTGTTGGTGCATCTGAATCTAATGATGGTGAGATTTGTGGAGTAACTATTGACTTATATATTTCAGACAGATTGAAGACTGCTTGACCATCTTGATTCTGTTGTTGTGTGAATGATATTGTTTTTGTGACTGGTGTTGTTATTCCTTGAATCTTGTATGTCAATTCCATCAAGAATCTAAACTTGAACACACCAGTTGTGTCTGTGGTCACATAGGCAATGTTCTGCCCAGTTGATATGTTGAAGTTTGAATCGTTTATAAGTACATCTAAAGCCATCTTAATTCAGTTTTATTTCTTTTATAATTTGCTTGATGAAATCATTTGCCATTGCAACTGCAACATCATTTCCATCTGTTGGAATAGCTTTTTCAATTGCATCTTTGAAATAGTTTCTTGCACCAATTCCCTTTGTTGCCACTGCTCTACCAAGTACAAATGCAAGTTCTTCTTTTGCTTCTTTTGGACTTTTCTTAAATTTACCAGTTCCAAGTTCACGTAGTCTGATTGGCTTTGTTTCAATCCATTTCATCATCACACCCTTTGGAAGATTCTTGGACTTGAATTGATATGGTGAATTCTTTGCTGATGGTTTTGTGCTTTCAGAACCTTTCACACCTTGTTCAAGGAAATCTGCATAATCAACAGATGATGTGAATTCCAAGTCAAACCCACTTGCATATTTTCCACCACTACTTCTTTTCTGTTTAAGGCTGAACCCTAAAGAAGAAGACAAAGCACCAGATGAATTTGTCACTCGCTTTTTTCCATCAATCATTTTGGATGCACCAAGATTGATTCTTGCAAGTTTCACAACCCTTGTTCCAAACTTCTGAAGTTCTTGTTTAGTAGTTGGAATCATTATCTATATTTTAACCATTCTCTTGTTGCATCAATTTCTGCATATGAATAAACATATTCAGCCATAATAAATTCTTGAAGGTAAAAATCAGATGAATAACCAGCTGCACCTTCAGTTCCAATTTGTAAATCAAAACCATTGATGTCGATTCCACTTGTTAAAATTTCAATTGATTTTCCAGCACCATAAAAACATTTCATGTGTGATGCTGATGAATCAAATGTAAATGCAAGAACTAAGGGTTCTTTTCTTTTTAGTTCTGAATTATTTGGTACAACTTGGAAATCACTAAATACTGAACCAACTGGTGACAGAAAACCAATCAGTCCATCTGAACCATTTATATAAGAATATATTGTTGTTGTCCCGTTTGTGACTCTGAATATCTGGTTTCTATTATCAAACTCAGTATGTCCATTAAAATCTTTAAACTTCAGAAAGAATGTCCAAGTTGAACCAGTCAATGACTTTGTAAGTTGTGACAGATAGCAATCAGTTCCAGATGTTTTTGTTTGAATATGCAATGCGTGTTTTGAAAAATCATATTTCACATTGTCACCAACTCTTGTAAGAATATCTGATCCACCAATTGCATCAACAAATGGTGATAATGAACTTGCTTGAATTCCAGATGCAATAAGGTTTCTGCTTAAATCCATCATTGAAAACCATGCAAAATCAGTATTAGGAACACCAGCTGGAAGAGTCACATTTTTATTGTTCCATATTTCAGTTGGATAGTATGGTATATTGCATGCAGTAGATTCATTTGGTGTTATTACATTAAATGATGTCACCCATCCAGAACAATTATCTGGTTCTGTGTCAATGAATGGTGTTGCTGCAACTGGCATTTCCATAGAAATCAAAGTGTCAACATTGATGAAATACTTTCCTTCTGTTAATTCTTTGCATAAGTCCTGGAATATAAGCAGCGAATCAGAAAGACAAGTTGCTTCATTTCGCATCTTGTTAGATTCAACATTATATCTGTCAAACACTATCACATCAAATCCATAAACAACAACTTGGTCATCAATTGAAACTCCAGTTGGTGTCAAGTGAAGTGCTGGATATTTTGTGAACTTATCTTTGTCAAAGAAGTTTACTTCACCATAAGTGAATGAATTGATTTGCTGATGTTGGTCAGCAATAGAATCAAAGTATTGTATTATAGCTTTATAAGTAATCATCTTTTTGCTTTGTTTTGGTTTTGCCTTGCTTCTTTTTCTCTTTCAATGTTCTTATCTGCATCAAGTGAAAGTTTAGTCAAACACAACATCAATGGTAGTTTTGTGATTTCATCAATCTTTGATATGTCACCATTTGCCAATCCATCAATTATTGCGAACCATCCATAGTTTGAACTGACTGTTTTTTTTCCTCCAGCTTTGAAGACAGATGGAAAGTTTTCAGTTGTTCTTTTCCTAAAGTCCAAAAAAAAACTGCAATAGCATTTCCTATATTGATTGATAATTTTTGAAAGTGATTTGCATTGTCTGAATGCTTATCAAAATCGTATGGATCAATATTATATCTGTTTCCTTCTTCTTTGTTTATTGGTCTGTATAGAACAGACATCATCTTTGCAATGTCATTTTCTTTTGCATAAGTTTCAATATCTACAAATTCACCCATTGTAAGTTCATCAAGATTTGGATGGAATCCATATTTGACACCATTGATGTCAATCTTATTTATGATGTTCTTGTTTACTGGTTTGCTAATTAGCTTTTGCAAATTCACTTGAATCTTCTTCAAATCTTTCAACTTCATCACTTCAACAATATGTTCTGATATATTGCAAAGAATAGAAATGGTCTTGATGATGATTTCTTTTTCATCTTCCAGTTCTTTCATTGCATGATTGTACTTCACATATTTTTCAATACTTACATCAGACCAATCAGTTGGTATTTTGATTTCAATTGTCTTCTTCATTCTAATAGTTTAAAGTTGATTTTTTGCTAATTTCCTTTTAAAATGCATAAACACCATAGTTTCCTTTGACTTCATACCACATTCGCATCATCAATGCATCAGCATAATCTGGTGACCTTCCAAGTAGTTGTTTCATTGTGTCCTTTGGTACAATTGAAAGTTTCTGTGTGTCCTTATCTAATTTGTCACGCTTGATGATTTCAAGTTCTTCAATGATGGTTTGTTTGTGTCTTGTGTCTTTGATGGCTATCTTTCCAGCATTCACCATTTCACCAAGTTTGAAGTAGCATTGTGTTTTTAAGTTCTGAAAGTTTTCAGACTTCAATGCTTTTGATCCATTGACAAATCCTTTACAACCAGAAAGTCCATCTTTCACACCACCACCAACACCATCTTCATCTACTATGATATGTGACCTTTGAACGCTATTCTGAAGTGCCATTGTTTTAAGTGCTTGAATTGTATCTGTGACTGATGACTTTGCAAGTGTTGAAATCTGTTGCACTTGTAAACCATTCCAAAGAATGATGACTGTCTTGTCAGCACCAAATCTTGCAACATCACAAGTGATGAATTTTGTTCCACCTTCAATTGTGTTAGTGAACATATCATGGATTGAATCATAGTCAAACAAAAGTGCATCATCTTCATTGTATTCCCAATCACCGAAAAGAAGTCTTTGTCTTGATACCTTGTCAAGTTTTTCAAGTTGCTTGATGTAGTGTTCAGATATTGCAGAATTGTCTGTCACAAGTGATTGAATGAATTGTCTGTGTTCTGCAAGTCTGTTTTCTTTTGATGGTTTATAGAATTCAGAATACAACCAAGTCTTTGTTGGATTGCAAGTCATTAATGTTTTTGGAATCAAATCAAACTTGTCCAGCTTAAATCTAATTCTTGAATTTAAAATGTTGATTGCTTTCTGTGACACCTCTGCACATTCATCAACAAATGCATCTGTGATTTCTAAACCACCAAGTGATGTGAAGTCTGGATCAGATGGATATAAGAACAAGTCTTTCAGATATATAATTGAATCATTGAAGAAAGTGATGGTTGAATCTTGTGCATTGTATGTGAAATCTTCATTTGGTTTCAAACCAACATAGTCTTGTGCAACTTCAAAGAATGTGTTCAATGTTGTTGCTTTCAGATTCTTCAGCTTGCTTCTTCCAATCACGCTTCTTGTTCCAGGATATTGAAGTCTTCTGTGTATTTGCCAAAGACAACCAGTGAATGTTTTAGAACCACCAGCACCACCACCAAACAGAATTTCAGTTGTGACCTTATCTTCAAGGAAACCAAAGCAGTCTGCTTGTTTATCAAACAAATCTATGTCAATTGTTTTTGGCATTCAATCTGTTCAAGTTTATCACAATAGATTTATCAGTCACTTCTGCTTTGACTTCTGTTCTTGATAATTTAGGAACAATATATTCAGACATCTTCAAGATGATTTCCAATGCTCTTGCTGGTTCTTCTATTGCAGTTTCTGTCAACCACAATTGCATCTTGTCTTGATTGTTTTCAATTAGCAGTTGAAATGCTTCCCTTATTTCTTGTGTTGTTTTATTTGGGACACCTTTTCTGCTTCCTTGTAGCTTGTTTCCTTTTTCAAATGGCATAAGTCAAATCTTAATTTATGTCTTTATCTGTCACTTTCACTTGTTTATCTGGATTGATTTCATCTGGAATAAGTTTGTGAAGTTCTATTTTTTCATTTCCTTCTTTCATTTCTTCAACAAAGTTCAATGCAGTTTTCATTGACATATCAAGTGCATATCCTTTGCATATTCCTTTGACATAAGATGCAACTGCAATTTGTCCTGGAAACATATTGACAATCATTTGCATGAAGTCAACACTACCATCTTCAAATCTTGGAACTTCTTCTTCTTGCTGCTTGTCTTGATTCATTGTTTTGATTTTTCCCATTGTTAGTTTGTTTATTTATGAACCACATGAATCACAATCTTCTGGATTGTCAATGTCACATGATGGTTGTTCCCTATCTGATAAGTCTTTCAAGAAGTCATCAAAAGATTCATTGATTGCTTGTTCTGTTTCTTTCACAATTTCAATGTGCTTTTCATTGTCTGGATTGAATTCTTTCTTTGTGTCTTTCATGTAATAGTTTTTTAAACTGTTCTTTATCACCGTATTTAATATGACACTTTCTGCAAACTGCCATCAGATTTTCAATTGTATCTTTCACCTTTGATCCACCAGCTTGTCTTGGTTCAATGTGGTGAATGTCAACTGCTTTCTTTCCACACATTTCACAAGGAATGAATTCATCACCAAAGTAATCAAAAAATTCCATGTATATCTTTGTGTGTTTTTTCATTCAAGTTTGTCTTTTATCTTATCAATTAGATTGTTCATATACCTAAGATAGAATATATCAAATTCAATTTCTGTCTGCTTGTGTTGTTTCCAATAAACATACAAGACACCACGCAATCTTTGTGAAGGTGTTTTCCCATCGTTATGGTCTGAAGATAATTTGAAGCCGTCTAAGGCATCCAATTCTTCTTGTGATATGTTATCACTTGATAAGTACATTAAACATTCAGTCTTTCTCAAATCAAACAATTTGACTGCTGATTGTGTGTTCAGTTCATAAGTTGATAGAACTATCTTGACTGATGAATCTTGTCTTGTGGCAATTGATTCAACACCTACTGGAAGAACTAACTTAGTCATCTTGCTTTTTAATTATATTAAAGAAGTCCATATCAATTTTTTTGATGTCTGCTTCAAATTGTTTCCATGCTTTCTTTGTTCCTTCTTCACCTATGTCAAACTTAGAACCAGTTCCAAGTGATGATTGATTCCTTGCATTCTGTTCAAGCATTGTGTCAATCTTTTTCTTGATTGATTTGTTGGTGTAGTATTTAGGTTTGATTCTATTTTTCATATTCTTCAACTATCTGTTCAAGTTCTTTCAATGCTGATTTCAAACAAGGAACACAATTGCTGGTCTTGGTATTTCCACCAATATACTTTCTTTGCATATTGTAAAGGATTTCTTTTTGCTTTGGATTGATTGTGTTCTTAACTTCATCCAATAAATTCTTGATTGCAAGATAATCATTTTCAGCGACTTGAAGAAATTCCCACTTATCAAATGGACATCTGCTGAATGAAAGTTTTGTTTTGGCATCCATGAAACAACCACAAGTTCTTTTGCTTCCAACTTTGTTTCCTTTGATTGCAGTTCCACAAGTCCTTGTTCTTTTTCTGAAGTGTGTGCAAGATTCACAAATGGCAATTCTTTTCTTTGCAAGTTCTTTATCTGCTTTGAATGGTATCATATTAAATCTTTAATGTTCTTTTTTACTTTGTCAATTGTGTATTGAATACTTTTGAAAGTGATTCCAGTTTCTTCAGACAGTCTTCTGATTGAAAGGCCAGTTTCATAATATAATAAAAACAACTTTCTGTCATATTCATCAAAGGTGTTTAAGCAATCATCAATTCTTTTGTTCATGATGTTCAAGTGTTCATTTGAATCATCTTCAAGTTCTGCATTCTTATTTACCAGATGTTCCAAGAATGATTCATTGCTTTCTATCTTCTTTTTTTTATACTGAACAATCTTTCTGTTGAATTGTGATTTGTTTGAAAAGTATTTCACCATCATAATTTTGCAGATGTATGTCTTTATCTTTCCAGAATCTATGATGATAAGCAGCTTGTGTTGGTTCATGGTCATCAACTGAAGGAATGTTTCCTGCACCAAGTCTTCAGATAAGTCCTTGTCTTTGGTTTTCTTTATTGCAAAGCCTAAGAAATATTTGTAGTCTTTGTATATCCATTCAATTGGATGCCATTGATTTTTCATTCCTTGATTGTATAGTTCACATCTAATTCTGGAATAGTACAATTCAAATACCATTCAATTCTTTCAAGTGTTTCATCAAGTCCAGTGCAGACAATTGCCAAATAACCATTCTTATTCAGAACACCAATCACATTCTTTTGTGCTTCTGATGGATAGTTTCCTTTGACTTTTAATTCTATTGCAAGACCATTGACAATTTCACCTTCAACAATTCTTGGTGAATAGAAAAACAAATCTGGAAATCCACTTCTATATCCCCTTGCTTTGAAATCTCTATGTCTTGCTTTCTGAATATAAACACCACCAAGTGATCCATTCATGAAGATGTCTTTGTGTTGCAACTTCATATATCTGACAATAGCTTTCTGAAGTTGTTGTTCTTTCTGCTTTCTCATATTGACAAACCATTTATTTTTGCACCAGCAGTTCTTGTTTTCACATAAGCGTTTCGTTTTGAATATGATTGTTTTAATATTTCATCACCAAACTGAAGTTCCCAAAGTGATTTTGTTA